ATGAACATTATGCGACATTTGCCAGAAAGTTAACCAGATTTCGGTAGACCCCCCCGGTCTCGCAGGCGCGCGGGGCGGGTAAAAATATATATACCCCTCACCACCCCACCCCGCTCTCGGAGATAACGCATGAACCCCATCGGTGCCGAAAAAAATGACCTCGTAGCGATGATCGCGCAGTTTCGCGACGATCCGCGTTTTTTCGTGCAATCCGTCCTCGGCGCAACGCCGCAGAAGTGGCAGGCCGAGGCGCTCGACGCGATTGCGACGCACGACAAGCTCGCGATCAAGTCGGGCCACGGCGTCGGGAAAACCGCATTTCAGTCGTGGGTCGTTCTTTGGTGGCTGTTGACGCACTACCCCTGCAAAGTCGCCGTGACCGCCAACAGCGCGCACCAGCTTTCGGACGTGCTGTGGACCGAGATCGACCGCTGGGCGCGGAACATGCCGCAGGCGTTCAAGGATTTGCTCGAATTCAAGTCGGATAAGATCGCGCTGAAGGGTGCGCCGGACAGTTTTGCTGTAAGCAGAACATCGAGACGGGAGAACCCAGAGAGTTTGGCCGGTTTTCACGCACCTCATATGTTGTTCTGTATAGAAGAAGCCTCGGGCATCCCGAACGTGATTTTTGAGACGGCGTCGGGCGCGCTGTCCACCCCCGGTGCGAAGATTATGATGTGCGGTAACCCGACCCGCTCGGATGGATATTTTTACGACGCATTTCATAGCGACCGCGAGAAGTGGCACTGCATGACTGTGTCGTGCGAGGATGGCGACTATGTCGATCCGAAGTTCATCACCGACATGGCTGAGAAGTATGGGGAAACAAGTAACGTATTTAGGGTTAGATGTTTGGGTGAATTCCCTACGCAATCGGACGACGTTTTGTTGCCGCTGCATTTGGTGGAGGATGCTACACACCGCGACGTGGAAGCGGGGCCGACCACGCCGGTCACTTGGGGGCTGGACGTGGCGCGCTTCGGCTCGGACCGCTCAGCGCTCGCCAAGCGGCAGGGAAACGTGCTGATTGAGCCGATCAAAACGTGGCAGAATAAAGACCTGATGGAGTTGGCCGGAATAGTGCTTGCGGAGCATGACGCAGTGCCGTATTCAATGCGTCCCCAAGCGATTTATATCGACGCCATCGGGTTGGGGGCCGGTCTGGCCGACCGCCTGCGGGAGTTGGACCTGCCTGCGGTCGCTGTGTCGGTTTCCGAGACGGCCAGCCTGAAGGATCGATTTAATCGCTTGCGGGACGAATTATTCTGGTCTGCGCGCGAGTGGTTCGAGGCGCGCGACTGCAAGGTGCCGCAGGACGACACGCTGATCTCGGAATTGACCGGGATACGGTACAAATACCTGTCCAGCGGCAAGCTGAAAATCGAAAGCAAAGACGAGATGAAGAAGCGCGGCCAGCGCTCACCCGACGTGGCGGATGCGTTCGTGCTGACCTTTGCCGGTCAGGGTGCGGTTGCCGGAGGATATTCGAGAGGTTACAATAGCAACCGCGTAGTCAAGCCGAAAACGAACTGGGTGGTGTGATGGACAGGTTTACGCAGTCTCTGCTTGGTCAAGGCGACTACGCAGACGCTGGCATGATTTTGCCTCTGGCGCGCGCGCCCGATGGAGAAATCCTGTTCTCTTTCCCGCAGGCGGTTCAGGGCTTGGGGCGCACGGTAGCCCGCGCGACCGGCCTTCTGCCGATGGAGTACGACCCGGAGACGGGCCTGCCTTCCGAAGATATATTGATGGACGCATTTGATGCGGCCGGATCGTTTACTGGCGCTGGCCTTCTTGCGCCGCGCCCCTCTAACTCGCTTGGGATGGGTGGGCGCATTGAAGATATGCCCCTGTTTCAGCAGATCGGTAAGCGCCCGATGTCTCGGGCCATGCCCCCGGCGGAACAGGCGCTATATGAGGCTGGCGCGGCTATGCAGTTGCCGCGAGAGAGCGGCGAGGGGCTTCTCCTTCCGCAGCGCGCCTATGACCTTGGCGCGGCGCAGGCTCGCGTGCTTGACGAAGGGCTGGCGGTTGACCCCGGATTTCAGAACGTGGCTGCGCCGTTCGTTCCTGCGGAGCAGACCGACACGGTGATCCGCGACCTCGGGATGCTTAGGCCGAGCGCCACTGTTGATCTTCAGAGTTTGATCGGACAGACGGCGAAGCTGATGCCCGGCGACATGACGATGGCGGGGCAAGAGATTACGCACGTTATGGGCGTGAAGCTGAAGAACCCGGTCAGAATGCGGGGCGGGAAAGACTTCTCCGCTGAGCAGCTTTCTCGCGAACTGGGCCTCGTTTGGGCGTCTGACCCCGCCGTGATATCTGGATATGCAAAGCAGGCTCGTGACAATCCGGGCCTTTTAGGGATTTACAGCGCTATGGGCGCAAGGTCCGGCGACTTCTCGCATCATGTGGCGGATGTCGTCGTCGATATGACGAAGCAGGCCGATTGGATACCGAAGTCAGAAATCAAGCGCTTTGATGACGAAGTCCGTAAATTCAAAGTCACGACAGAGCGCGCTGACGGCACCAAGGTGACGACCCAGCCGTTCGAGGACTTCCCCGGCATTTTGAGCGACGAGGTCGAGAGCTATCTGTACAGCCCCGGCAAAGGTGGTGCGCGCAAGGCCATTGCCGACATTATGGAGAAGTCTAGCTATCGCAAGAAGGGCTTCCCTGACCTATCTGTAATTCGCACCGTGGTGGCGTCTCCCGAGATGCGCTACCGCGTGAACGATCCATCCGCAATGATGGCCCCAACCGGCGGCAGGATTGTTCGGTTTGACGCCGACCCGATGACCCCGATGGGTGGTGAGGGTAATATCCCAGTGTTTCACAAAACCTATCGTCAGGGCATCAGCGGTGAAGACCTCGGCGGCTTGGAGATGCCGGTTCCGCGCAGCCTGATCTTCCCAGAGTTTTTTGCTGGTCGCCGAGCCGCAGACAAGGCAATGTCGTCTGATCGCCGTAGCGCCGAGATCAGTAACGTGCTGCAAACCATCACGCCTGAGATCGCTGATGATGTTTCGGTGTTTCAGGATATGTATCGTCGCGGACTGCTAGGAGACGTATTCTAATGGCCCCACGCGCCCCTAAAGACCCCCGCCTAGCTAAAGCAGGCGTTAGGGAGTACAATAAGCCCAAACGGACCCCGAACCACCCCGACAAGTCGCATGTGGTTGTGGCGAAGAAGGGCGACAAGGTTAAGCTGATCCGCTTCGGCCAGCAGGGCGTCAGCGGTGCAGGCAAGAAGCCGAAGACGAAGGCGGAGAAGGAAAGGCGCAGGTCGTATTATGCAAGACACAACGCGCAAGACCCGAACCCGGACTTCTTTTCGGCGCGTTACTGGAGCCACCGCACTAAGTGGTAACAACCCGATGGCGCAGGCGCTTCGGGAACTGAGGCAACAAATCGTGAAGCCGCGCAAGGGGCGTGGCTCTTATTCAAGGAAGGACAGGCACGATGGGATACGGTAAGGGCAAGGGCATGAACGGCGGCAAGAAGGGCGGCAAGAAGGGCGGCAAAGCCTCGAACGAAGTTCTTGGGAAGTACGCTGGCTGATGGCTAAGGGCGTCGCACATTATTTCCGCGACGGCACCCGGCACCGTGGCGGCTCTCACAAGATGCCCGACGGCTCCCTTCACAGCGGCGCTCGCCACACTGCGTCGAGCAAGAAGCTGTTTCACTTCGGCCAGCTATCTGATGCCGCCAAGAAAAAGGCGAGAAAGAGGGCATAATGGCGCGTCGTCTTCCCAGTGTCCCGAAGGACAAGAAGACCGGGCTGCCTGAAAAATATCTTCGAGGCTCTCGGTCTCGCTCGGCCAAGGCAAAGGAGATCAAGCGCACCGCCAAGGCGTACAAAGAGGGACGCAAAATCGACGTGAAAGCGGTCAGCGCATCGCGCGCCGCTCAGGCGAAGAGGAAAAAGAGACGTGGCAAAAGCTAAACCACTCTCCGAGGCGACGAAGAAGACGCTTCGCGAGAAAGCAGAGAAAGCGAATATGACCTATGGAGAGCTTTCGAGAGTATATCGACGCGGCCAAGGCGCATATCTATCTTCTGGCTCAAGGAATGTGCCTATGGCTGCGTGGGCTATGGGCCGGGTTAACAGCTACATTCGTGGCGACAAGGCGCGGACTGCGGACAAAGATATCTACAAGTCTGCGCGCTCTAGGAGTAAGAGATCATGATTGATTGTGGCAACTGCGGCCACCCGAGGCGCTGCGGCGCTATGAACCGCTGCATTATGGGCAAGATACCTCCCGCCGACGCTGGTCCGTCGCGGACGCAAAAGCCCCGGAACGTCAACACCAGCAAGGGCAATGTCCTGATGAAGGGCGACCAGCCTGTAGCTGCCGCCCCGAAGAAGGCCGCCAAGAAAAAGGCAAAGTAAATGGCAGAGATGGACGACGTACAGCTTGGGTCTATCGTCAGCGGAGAGATCACTGACGCGCTGAACCACTTCGACAGCGAGTACACGCAGGACCGCCTGCGCGCACTCGACTTCTACCTTGGCGAGCCGCTTGGCAACGAGGTGGAGGGTCGATCTGCTGTCGTCGCCACCGAGCTTGCCGACACGGTTGAGGCGATCATGCCGAACCTGATGCGGGTGTTCACGACGAACGACAAATATGTTCGCTTCGCCCCGCGCTCCGGCGAGGACGTTGAGGCCGCCGAGCAGGCGTCCGATTACGTCAACTACATCATCCAGAACCAGAACGACGGCTACAAGCTGCTGCACACCTTCTTCAAGGATGCGCTGCTGTTCCGCGCTGGCGTGATCAAGTTCTTCTACGAGGAGATCGATGAGGTTGACGAGGAGGAGTACAACGGCCTGACCGAGGCCGAGCTTGTGCTTCTGCTGAACGACCCGAACATCGAGATCGTTGAGCAGCGCGAGACCGTGATGCAGTCGATGATGGATGAGGACGGCGTCGAGGTTCCGCTCGATGTGCAGTATGATCTGTCGGTTCGCGTCACGCGCAAATCGGGCCAGATTAAGGCAATCAACGTGCCGCCCGAGGAGTTTCTCGTATCGCGTCACGCCGTCAATCTTGACGACTGTCACTTCGTCGCGCACCGCACATCGATGACTGTATCGGAGCTTGTGGCGATGGGCTACGACCGCGACATCATCGAGCAGTACGCAGGCGAGAACGAGCTAGACACCGACCGCGAGGTGAACAACCGCTTCCAAGACCTTGAGGCGGCGACCGGCGTTGATCCGGCGGACCCGACCCTGCGCTCGGTGATTTATCACGAGTGCATCATGAACGTGGACTTCGACGGCGACGGCATTGCCGAGCGTCGCCGCATCTGCGCCATCGGCTCTGACGGCGACTACATCCTGCACAATGAGCCGTTCGATCACATGCCGTTCGCGGTATGCTCGCCGATCCTGATGCCGCACCGCCTGATCGGTCGCTCGATCTACGACCTGACCGAAGACCTTCAGGTCATCAAGACCACGCTGATGCGCCAGTATCTCGACAGCGTCTACTCCTCGACCCTGCCGCGCATGATCGCGGTCGAGGGTCAGGTGAACCTCGACGACCTGCTCGACGGTTCGGCTGGCGGCGTGATCCGCGCGCGTCAGCCCGGCATGGTGCAGCAGATTACCGGCGCGTCTGTGGGCGGCGAGATCAGGCCGCTGATGGATTACCTCGACAGCGTGAAGGAGACGCGCACCGGCATGAGCCGCGCGTCGCAGGGACTGTCACCCGATGCGCTCCAGTCTTCGACCGCCAGCGCGGTTGCGGCGACTGTTCGCGGCGCACAGGTGAAGCTGGAGAGCTACGCGCGCACAATGGCTGAGACCGGCGTGAAGGACTTGTTCAAGGGCATCCTGCATCTGGTCCTGAAGCACGACAACAAGCCGAAGGTCTTCCGCCTGCGGAATAGCTTCGTGCCGATCAACCCGGCGGAGTGGAAGTCGCAGTTCGACACCATCGTGCAGGTTGGGCTTGGCACCACAGACGACGAGACGAAGATTGCCTTCCTGACGCAGGTCGCGGCGAAGCAGGAGCAAATCCTGATGCAGCTAGGGCCGC